GCCATTGCCCCTCCGGTAAAGCCATGGGTGATTTCAGCTCTCTTTGTGGTAGCGTTAACACTCGCTATTGCGATCAATTGCGATGCAGCGTTTAGCTGGGTATTATCGTTGGCGGTCATATCATCAACAACGAAGTTGATGCGGCCATCTGTGTCGTTGTAGGCTACCCCAATTCTGGTCTCTGTCCCCACGAGCATCGCTCCCACTATGTCTTGTACCTGCTCTGAGGATAGTTGGGTGTCTGACAGCTCACTTGTTAAGGCCACCGTACCCGTTGCGTCAGGTAAAGTTATAACCCTATCGGCTGTTGGACCTGCTACGGTTAACTTAGTCTCGTGTGCATCATTGAGAGTTCCTTCAAATAGTATAGTGTTATTTTCAACAACCGAAATCGTTTCATTCTGGGTTATAGTAGTACCTGTTACGACAAGATCACCCGGGATGGTTACAGTTGACCCTGCGCCATTACCCAATGTAACATCAACTCGGCTTGCGGTGGATGTGCCTGACATAGTTATACCTGGGGCTAAAGCACCCGCGGCTATAACATTAATACTAGCCTCCCCTTTTTCTGTACCCGGGCCTATCCCTGTCTGCTTAGCGGTTAGAGAAGCAAAGTCTACCGTTGTAGGTGTCGAGTTCTCACCTCTAAATAACACTGTACCAATGACATCCCCTACCTCTGGAGACGCCCCATTTTTATCAAACTGAATAGTCCCGCCTTTATTGTCGGCATTTGAATTATAGATTTTAAACAGGGGCTCAGCGCTGACCGCGCTTGTCATAGTCATAAGTCCAGCTGTAGTTACCGTACCCGTAAACGTAGGGCTAGCTATGTTGGCTTTCCCAGATATAAGAGCGTTGGCATCAAACATAGTTGGCGTCATTAAACCAGAAACGCTCGTTGTAGCTATAGGTATAACAGCATTAGTACCATCAGAAGATGTTATAGTCCTAGCAGCGTCTGTTCCAGTGATACCTAAATCTGTGGTAACGTTTGTATTCTTAGCTGTATTTGCACCAACTGCGTCAAATATACCGGTAGACATAACACCCGAAGCAGACGTTGTGGCTACAGGTATTACAGCGTCTGTTCCGTCTGAAGAGACTATAGTCCTAGCGCCAGTTGTTCCGGTGATAGTTAAGTCTGTGGTAACGTTTGTTAACTTATTTGTATTTAAGCCAATCGCTGCGACATGGTCATCTGTCATTATACCCCAGTTAGTGCTGTCCGCGGCGGACATACTCAAGTTGGTACCAGTAGACGAGGTTATAGTATAGGAGTTAACCGCGAGGGTTTCTCCTAGGTCCGTATCATCCTGAGTGTTTGTATTAGCTGTAACGGATATCCACGCTGAATCATTGTAGTATTTCAGTATATCATCGCCAGTGTCGTAGTATATCTGACCCTTAACCGGACTTGTGGGCTCCTCTATATTGTGTATTACTGCTCTTTGAAGCTGATTTTGCTTCAGATCTATTGCGCTATAAAATAATTTAGCCATTTTTTATTAGTTTAGATATGCCACACCCTCAATCTGAGTTGGAGATCCGGCAGATTCGAATGTTAGTGTTAGTTGATTAGTACTGTTGTATGTAAGGCCAAAGCCTTCTATTTCCCCTCCTCCGTCTAGGATAACTACCACGCTTGGGCGTTTGCCTAGATTATGGTTTATTACCCAGGTATCAGCCGCTAGGCTCTGTGCATGCGTATATGTAGCATCCCCTGAGGTGCTGGTAGGGGTTGTAAACTTCGTTATCTTACCGTTGGAACCTATCCCTATGACATGAGCCGCGCTCAACGTTTCTATATTTTCAATATAAACGTCATTGCGGAAGTAGGATGTCCACTCTTGGACATTAGCTCCAATCCACTTCATGCTAGAGCTAGTTTTACAAGTGTACCGATTATTGCTACGAATATAATACCCGCACTCCATTCAACAGTCTTCTTCCAACGAAGGACACCTTTGAACTGATCTATCAAAGCATTTCGCTCTGGCTCACACATAACTCTGAACTCAGTGTTTTTATTCGTGTGAACGATCAGTCCGTCTTCTGGGTCCATAATCTTATTGTGTATGTCATCAACTTTAGCAGCTAATCCATTTACGCACTTCTCTATCCTCTTCAACTCACCGTTAGGTTGGTGGCTGCGGATCTCCTGTAACGCCTCAATTATCTCCTGCATTTTTTTAACTTCTTTAGTATCCTTCATAATAATCACTCACTTATAGTTGAAATTTAATCATGGTAATAACATTTACCAGATTCATTAGACGTCATTATTTTGCACCTTGTACCATTATCTTTTTTATGCTTACACTGGTGTTTCTTACCAGTTGAGTTCTTCTTTGCTTTCTCGTGGATAGTACAATATCTACTTTTACCCTTAGTTTTGAGGCTACATCTCTTACCTACGCTACTCACGCCCGCGCATGTTATATTCTTCTTACCAGCTTCCTTTTCCGAATCTTGCTCTTTCTTAAACTTATCTTTTAAGATCTTTTCCTCGGCAGCTTTCTCAGATGCCTTTTCGTATTCCTTGAGTCTTGCTTTTTCGATGTTCTCTGGTGTAGTAGGGTTTTTCCTCTCATATGATTTTAGTAACTTAACTGTCTCTTTAGCTTGTTCAACGCTTTCGCTGCCGATACCTAAGTTCCACTTGCTCCAACCAAGTCCTAGAGATAATCGCGTCATAGTGTGTAAATCACCATCCATAGCTTCCACTAAGTTAGAAACCTTGCGATATAACCTGTTTACAGGCATATTAGTAAGTCCTTCAATTAAAGAAGTGGTAGCATTATATATAGGGTTATCAATATCTGAGTATGGCATGTAACTCATAACGTCCTTATTAAACTTATCAGCGTTAAGTGCGTTATATATCTTTCTCATTTTAATACCAATAGGTGGTACAACGTTGGTCATCTCAATCACAACTGCACCCATGTCACCCTTATAGCCCTTGGCTCTCTCTTTACGCCATCTCAAGTAGGTATTTTTTAGCATAGCCATAACACCACCTACCATGCCTGAACCTCTTAATAAACTGTCAATCATTCCATTGACAACTCTTTCGGTTTTCTTGTCAATCTCATCCTCGTCATCTCCAAACATAGCCGCGTGAAGTGCTGTTTGTAATGTGTAAAATATAGCGTTTTGTATAGTGCTATAGTATATAATCCTAGATATATGCTCCTTAGGATCACCTCTGCGGTTCTTAAGGTCAATAAAAGCTTTCTTTATCAACCTATTATATTGCATAGGTGTATTCTGGAAAGAAAGAAAGAATTTACCTAACGGTGAAGCCTGTTGCTTGGAAACTCTATCTTCTCTGGAAGACTGTTGAGTTTTCTCTGCTAACTCCATCATATCTAAGAAAGACTGCTTTTCAGCTTCAGCTTGTGTCAAACCTTCTTTTACGTATGTGTCAATCCTATTTCTATAAAAAGTAGCTCCACCTAAAGCTATAGCTAAACTATCCGCCGCTTGTGTTGGCGTAAAACCTATTTTAAGTAAAAAACCTAAGGCGGCTTCAAAAGGGTTGTTAGCTCTGTTAACAGCCTCAGCTAACTCACTGGCATTGATATCATGTGCTAGACCAGATCTCCTTTGCTTCAAGAAGCCAGAGTTAAATATCATAGCTACGTCACCCCAGTATTGAGGTTGATTAGCAAATGCTTTAGCCGCCTTCAGAGGATTATTATCACCCCAGTTAACAAAGTTAACAGTAGAAAGTAACTGCAATACCGCTGATCTAGAGTTCAAAAACATAGTAGCTCCCACTGAGCCATTGATCCACCTCATAACCCTTGCTTCTTGTTGGTCTGGGTTTTTATTCTTACTATTAGTACCAAGCTGCATTCTTTCTAAAACATCAACTAAAGCTATTCTAAAGTTTTTACCATATACAACTTCAATTTTATTGAGATTCTCCTTAGAGAATATTATATCTTTGTTTGTAATCCACTCGTCGAGTATCTTTGATCTATGTTTTTGTACTGCAGCAAACATATCCGATGATATAGTGCCGGAGTGCCAATAGTCAGACGGTTCTGCCACACCACCAGGTCTTTGAGCTATAGCGTTAATTCTATTAGCAAACTTAACAAGATCCTTATCTTTGGAGACAAACTCATTAAGGAGTTTAGCATGATTAGCTGACAAACCGGGGACTTCAAATCCAGCTCTCTTCCAGTTGTATATCCTTATAGCATCCTCAACACTATAACCACTACTACCTTTAACACCCGTCTTCAGCTTCTTGTTAACCTTAGGCATATCCCTTTTTAACAATACTAGATCGGTATTCACAGCTTGCTTAAGCGTATTTACCCTACGTATACCTCTTGAAAATGGATCATACAAATGTTTCTTAAACCACTCCTGGTGAGCCTCACCTTCTTTTCCTTTACCAAGGAAACTGTACATTAAGCCTTCAAAATCCTCCGCTGAAGGTGGTATAAAGAACTTCCAATTACCCTTGCCTTTACCCTCTTTATTAGCCCTTGCCGCGTTTACCTCAATTTTAGAACCAAACCCAGTTACATCCTCTATAATATTGTTGAACTTTGTATCTAAGTTTTTCTCATTATTTTTAGCTTCTTCATCAGCTTTAGCTTTTGCTTTTTGTTTTGCCGTTTGGGCTTTAGCTTTCTTCTTAGGCTTTTTCTTAGGCTTTTTCTTAGGCTTTTTCTTAGCTTCAGCGTTAATTATCTCCGCTATCTTCTTCGGCGCTTCTTTACTGAAACGTATTCTAGATATGTCTTGCTGTACTTTAATCTCCTTGATCTCTGCTTTTACAATTTTAACAGCTTCGTTGAAATCAGATCTATCAACACCAAGCTTCTCGGCAACCGCATCAGCTGCTTTACTAGGGCTGTTCAGCACACTACCGTAGATAGCCATCTCCCTTATTACACCATCTACTTTTTCGGATGTGTTTTTGAAGTTTTCAAGGTTAACATCAGACTCCATAGAGTACATTATATTAGACTTACCTACTCCAACTAAGTTTATTATACTCACTGGGTGAATACGACTTTCCATACCTTGTTGGCGGAGTGTTTGGTTAGCTACAATAACAGCAGCTTGAGTTACCAGCGCTCTAATAGGACTGTCTAAGTTTCTATCAGTGCTAAACCCTCCATCTGGAGTCATACCAAATAAACCTAAAAACAGATCTATTTGATCTTGAGAATACTCTTCATCTAGCTCTCTAAATATATTTAAGTCCTGATTATACCTACCTTGAGTTCCCTCTCCTAAAGCTGAGCTTACTCTTTTACCTTTAGTAAATAAATCACCTAATGACCACGAACTAGCTACACCCGTTGACGTACCACTCCTAGTACCGCTATCTGGAATCATATCCATTAGCTGGGTTACATTTTCCTTTATATATTTTTGAGCATTTTTCCTTGACTGAGAAGTTAGGTTTTGACCAGCTAATATTCTAGCGGCTGGAACGTCAAACTTTTCACCAATCACTTCCAGTATGGCATATAAAGGCCCTAGAGCTCTAACGTCTGACTCTTTACTTGGTCGTCTCTTTTTACCATTCTCTAGAATTAAGTCAGCTACTTCTGTAATAAGTTCTTTTACACCCCTATAATCTAATCCATTTAAGTCTACATCAGCGTTACGTATTATGTCGTGTATCTTATCTATCAGATCGCTCTCTAAGTCTATACTATCAACAAAGACAACACCGTACTCACTAGTACGACTATCTACAATGCTCTTACTTCTACCTTTTGATCCTATAGACATATCTGCTTCCTCAAAAGCTTCAACACCTAAGTCCGCATCTGCCGCGTGCATATCCCCAAAGGTAACATCGTCACCCATTGAAGCATCAGAGTCTAATGTCTTTATTCTTTGTAGGTACTTTTTCTTGATGTCCTGCTTAGACCTGAATATCATCCCACCTTTCATTCCACCACCTGCTTCTCCAGTTAACCAGCCAAACAAGCTACCATTAGCCATTGAAGGATCGTAATTCTTGATAAATCTTTCTACAAGTCGATCTTTTACACTCTGTATGAAATCTATTTCAGCTGTACCGCTAGGAAGACCAAGACTGGCCATACCTTTTTTAATGAGACCATCTAAGCTATTTGTCTCTGATATATCTTGGTAAGCGTCCATAAATTCTGAAGACTGCAGCCATTCCTCTTTTGATTCAAACTTAGGTTTCCCATCAACCTGCGTATGCCTATCAAATCTTTCCTTTAAGTCAGCAGGTTCTTTAGATGACTTTCTTCTATTTAAGTTGTTTTCGTATACCTCTCTAAACTCTTCTTCTGTGAATCCTAGCGTCTCAGCTAACTTAAGGTTTATTTTTCTACTGTTTTCTATACCTTCAGCAGCTATTTCTTTAGACGCTGATATGCGACCTTCTACTCTTATGCCACCTGGATCAAAAGCTTTTTTAAGCCCCTTGGATAAATGACCCTTAGCAACACCGTCGCTATAATCCCTAAGGAAGTTGAAGACATCTTGACCGTTTTCAAAAACAACCTCTTTACCGAAAGATTGTAACACTCTACGTATTACATCGCCAATTTTAACTAATGTACCTTCGTTATATTGCATGGTGCCATTAGCTATAGCATCGACAAAGAGATTCATAGACTCCTCAGCTGAAACAATGTTACCGCGCTCAGCTTGATAATGTAACACTCTGCTTCTAAATCCAGTGTCCCTAATTTGCTTTGGATCTAGATTATATATATATGACTTAAACGTTTCACCCACAGCTAAAGACACTTCTGGGTTACCCTGGAATATACCCTCAAGCATGAAGTGTAAAAACTCGTGACTAGCTACGTTGGTTCCATCAAGTGATAAAGCCACAGCTCTATTTAGTACCATACGAGATGGTTTACCTTCTACACCTGCATCTATGTAACCGTGAACTAAGCTTTGTTCTTTAATCTCATTATCTATCTGATCAATGGCCTCTTTGGCCATTATAACCACATCACCAGTTGATATCTCGATGTAGCTTCTACCGTCTGCACTCTGACCCTTTTTGTATTCACCGTTGCTGTCTTTAACAACTTTATATCCAGCTTGAGCAAGATAAACTTCAGAAACTTTAGCTTGGTACTCCTCTAATGTAGACGTATCCTCATCTATTACAATACGCTTGTTTTCAGGTAGACTTTCGTTAATTTTTCTTATCTTACTAACAATATCTTGGTACCTAGCTGTTTTCTTACGTTTTGTTATGTTATCGCTTATAGGCTTTATTATATTATCCCTAGCTATCTTTAAATCGTTTATGTCATTCTGTATGTCAGCTATTGCTTTTGTCTTAGCTGAACGACTTTTCGATCCACCGCTCACGGATTGTTTCTCTTTTTCTAGAGCCGCAATCTCAGCATCTATCCCCTCTAACTCTTCCCTTGTTTCCTTACTTTCTATAGCATTTAGTATCTCAACTTCAGTAGCAACAAGTTCACCACTGGAAACACCAGCGCCTCTAGTCTTAATGATATCCTCCTCTACACCTGCTTTCTTAAGTATATCAGCGGCTTCATCGTAAGCCATGTAGTCATTTCTTATTTCAATGTCTAGATCTGAAGTGATTTTAGACTTTGGCATTTTCTTTAGACGTGCTTTAGCTTTTGCCCAGGTTTGATAATAAACACCGTCAACATAATAAGCTGGTGCTTTACGACCTGTAGCAGCCCCATGTACAACAGCACCTGCTCCAAATACTAAACCACTAAAGGCTATAGCTTTGCTCATCTCTCTTAAACCCTGCCAGTCAACGTCTCCTCTAGTGCCATCCTGGTTGTAGTTATATATACCTAACAGAGTGGGATCGCCATTAATGACATTTTGCATCGGAAAGTTTATAAGCTCCTCCGTGATCTCCTGTAGTATACCGTTCCATCCTGCGGTTTTTTTTGACCACCGCATAAAGTCATTAATATTGTCAAATTTAACTTTACGTAAAAAGTGACCTAGTGAAACACGCTTTAGCCAGTTGGAATCTGTCAGTAGATCGCCAAGTGGACCTTTTTTTGTCTTCAGTAAGTTTAACCCCTTTTTACCTAAACCAGGCATATAATAACCTAGTCTCTCAGTGAATAGCTCAGCATAATTAGTACCGAATGACCTTAAAAAAGCTTTACCAAAGTTATCACCGTGTTCCAAACCATCTGGTGCACCATCTTCACCTGCTACAACAGGTATCAAGGATAGTTCATCCAAAGTTGAATCAGCGTCACTAGAGTAAGACCACAACATTTCGTCTGTCATATTCTCAGCTAAACCACCAGATATCCTCCACCACTGTGAGGCATTCTGAGCACCAACACCTGTTAACATTGCAAGAGCATCGATTGTTTTCTCTGATATCTTAACTCCAGCACCTTTCTTAACAAAAGCCCACTTACCATTAATCACCCTAGTCTTAGCACTACCAGTTATTTTTTTAGCTAATGTTTTCTTGAGACCTATTTTCACAGCTGATTTTGTAGCTGTAAAAATACCACCAGTTAATATAAACTCACCCATGTAAGGTACCATATCACCTAGTATGACACCAGCATTATAGTTCTCAGATATCTCACGCTTTATAGAATTACTCTGTTGTTCTATAGACAGCATGCCAAGTAGTGTATTGTCAGATCTAGATCTATCCTCAGGTGCTTTGTCTTGAGCGGTTTTAACACGCCATGAGTGAGACATATCAATTATACCTCCAAATACAGGCATATATTTATGTCCTCTAGCAGATGTAGCCCCAGCCCAAAAATCCGCATCACCCATATCACTAGTAGACTCTGGATTTGAAATAACATCCTCAGCTTTTACTTTAGCTAATTCTAGGACTCTACCTTCTTCAGACCTAATAACGTTAAAGGCAGCTTGGTCACTTATAGAGACAGTAAGTCCTTTTCTTTCTTTAGGTTTATAACCTTCACTCTTTAAACGCTCAACCTCATTACCAATTAGCTCTTCTATCCTTGTATTTGTGTACTCTAAGGTTTCTTGCGCAACGTCCTTTAAGACAAACTGAGATGGACCTCCAATTGTAGACTCTTGCAGCTTAGTATAAAAGTGGTTCCAAAATTCATTCTTAACATCTAAAACCCCTTGGTCGCTTAAATCTGGAAGCTCCCTAATTATATCTTGTAACGTTATCTCTAGTATCTTCTTCTTATCAGGAGCGTTAGCAGACGCAAAACCTACTTTATCTAGTCTGTCACCTATAGAACTCAGCTCGTCCTCTGTAAGCACACTTAATTTAGGCTTTAGATTTTTAGCAAAATCATTGAATAACCTTTCTTCCTCAGTATCTATATCTACAAGTTGCTTTGTAATAAGCTTTATATAGGCTGGGTCTTTGTTTATCAAACTAGAGAATCTATTCTGCTGGAGACTATTAACTTCCTCAATAAGCTTAGATTGTAATTCAGAGCGGCGTTCGTCTGTGATAGACGGATTCTGAATATCTTTATATTTAATCTTTAGTGCCTCAAGCTCCATACCTAACCAACTGCTAGGATTTTCCCAGTCTTGCTTAACAATGTCCTCATATTTGGCTCTCAACTTACCATCTACTAAGTCACTCCTATCTTGTTCTTGTCTATCAGCAAATGGCGCCATAGATTGAGCATACGTATCTGTAAAGCTAGCTACTAACTCGTCATTTGAGTCTTCCGTGTAGTCCGCGAAATCCTTATAGCTATAAGCTAAATCTGGATCAGCCTCGTAGTCTTTTATCTTTTCCTTGTAACCTTTATTTTCTTGTAATACCTCTATATCTGATAGATTTTCGTGAGAATCACCAGCTTTTTTAGATCGTATTACCCCAGCTCTATTGTGAATATCATGTAGATACTTTAACTCTAAGAACTTAACGGGATCTTCACTTTTCTTCACCCCACCATATGTGACAAAACCCTCTTTAGGTATATCAGCTAAGTGCGTTCCATACATAGCCTGAGCCTCCTTCATAGTAGCCTGATACTTAACAGGTTTTAATTCTTCCCAGAAGTCACCGTTAGATTGGTCATCTCTCTTGTATCTAGACTTTATAGTACTATACGCGGTTATCTCACGTTCGCTGTTAGTCTTCCCTGGTGATTCCGATGAACCACTTTCCGGCTCTAAACCCGTACCTGGTTCTGTCAGCGCAGATATTGACGACTCTCCACTCGCGCTCTCTGGGGAGTCCTTTGCTTTTTTTGGCTTCTCGGATACGGGTTGTCCGTACATAGACTTAGCTTTACTAGCTGCTGTCTCTTTTGTGGTAACTGGTTTTTCGTTAGATGCTGACACAGGTTTCCCATACAATGCTTGAGCTTCCGCTCTTGCTTTGAGAACTTCAATAACCTGTTTAGCTTGTTCTAGTGTCTTACCTTCAGCTTTTAACTTAGCCATGATAAGTCTAATCTGCTCTTCGTTCATAAAATATATATTACTAAATTAGTTTTCTGGATAAAGATCTGGCCATCCCCCAAAACTTCCCCCGAGTAGCCTCGCTATCATATCATCAGCTTCCTCTTCGGGATCCCATTCGCCGTCATCTCCGTCACTATCGCTCCCTTCGTTATCCTTCTGTTGTTTTGCCCACGCTTCTTGCTTGTATTTCTTGTTGCCAACCGTCCACATTTTCTTCTGCTTCATGGTCATCCATTCTGCTAAAATATCCCTAGCCACATCGGCATCACCAGCCATCGCTTCTAACATTTGAGATGGAGCATTTTGACCTAGCTCATATTTGCTTAAAGTACCATCTCCGTCTAGATCAGCCAACTGCATGTATCCGCTATTTAGCTCTGGATGCTCAAGGAAATCCTCGGCAAAAGAGGTTGTTCCTGTCCACTTGTCATATATCATAGATTCAACATTCTCAGGCTTGATCTGACTCATATTTCTCTTTAACTGTATATCGTCATGAAAAGATTTATTACTCAACCCTGACTCTTCTATAGCTAATAAGCCATCAAACCAATCGTTTTCTCTCTCGTATGGTATCATACCTTTAGATACTAAATCATCTACCTCAGATCTCTTAACGGTCTTAGTATGTGTTACATTACCATTATCATCAAGTATATCGATGTCGAATACCATTTCCATCTTATCCGTCATACGCATTCTAGCTGTACCATCTTGGGCTGCTAGAGCTCCTAGTATTTGCTTATTCTCAGAGTTATTAGTTACAACAGCTCCCCAACCTATGTCGTCATTAGTACTTTTAGCTACATCCATAGTGCCCTTCCACGATTGTAAAGAAGAAGACCTATCCCCCTGTTGTTTAAGTAACTTAGCCTGCAGTTGTTTATCACCACTCTTTACAGCGTTAATGAATTCATCTCTGTAACCAGTTTCCAGAAGTTGAAAGGAATCAAATAAATCTGTTGATGCCCATGACCCTCGGTCGTCTAGTGACTCAAAACCGGTGTCCCATAAAGCTAAAGAATCCTGTTTACCTTTTATATTTTCTTCTATATCTTTCCCGATGCTTTCAATAGCGTCCCAAGCTGATGTCTCTGGAAGTATAGTAGCGTCCGCCGCTTTGACTCTATCTAAGGTATTACCTGTTAGTCTATAATCTAATTTAGCCATAATTTATTGGTGTTCTGAATTCCACTGTTGCCATTCGTACGGGTTGGACGATATGTCATAAGGATTTCCTAAGCTAGAATTAAAATCTACCCCGGACATACTACCTCCATCAACACCACCCGTGGTTTTGTTTCCCCCCACTCCTCCATACGACATCATTGAGTTACCAACATCTGAAATACCTTGGTACATCTGGGCGTTACCAGCGGCTTGCTCCGCCTTACGGTTAGCTAGTTCATCCGCTGACATCCCCATTAGAGATTCAACCTTACCCATTTTAGCTTGTCTACTTATGAGATCACCTGATCTCTCCAATCCTTGTATTCTACTAGCTTCCCCTCGTTCTAGTCTTTGGTTATTAGCTTCTTGAGTTCCAATAGACACGGACGCTTTCTGAGCATCTAGAGAGCCTTGATTAGCTAATGCTTGGGCTAAAGATGCTATACCAGACCCACCCGCTGCACCGCGCATAGATTGCATAATATTAGATTGTGACTGCATAGACTGTTGCTTTTGAAACTCCGCTTGCTTTTGATTAACCGTCAAGTCCTCCATCATGTTTTCCATATTGAGATATGGATTACTAGTGTCTAAGGCTTCGAAAGAACGCTTGTGTTTATCTAGCTCTATCTTCGCTTTAGCGGCTGCTTTTTTTGCCTTGTTAGCTTTCACCCCGCCATCTATAGCTTTAGCTGTGCCTCCAGTTACAGCTATACCCAGACCTATTAGCGCTACTGTGCTTAATGCAAATGCCATGTTCTATTTATTTTTGATATATTCTTCATAATCTTTTTGGGTTGTAACTACAATTTCCTCTTCTAGTTGACTAATATCTTCTGTGCTAGTGGGGTTTTTGTGTATATTGTACCACACGGAATCTTCATGTGCATATAAAACTCTTTGAATACCAGGCGTTGCTACTATGTGACATGGTGCCTTGTATTCTGCTGTACCCTCCTTGCTGGAAACTGTTATGTGTCCAGATAATAGGAAGCAAATATGCAAGTGCTTATGTATCGCACCAACAACTACAGTCTCCTCGTACATCGTCATTTTCCTAATATAAACACTATCCATGAAGAAGTGTTCTATAGGTAGCTTATCCGAGTTTGTAACTATAGGTTTATCTTTCGTACCAACTATTATATTTTCTCCATCAGCATTAGCAACTAAGTTTCTATATAGCTTATCCACTGTTGAATTAAAACTCCTAGCTAGTTCTTTCTTGTCACTCTCTTGTAAGCTATTGTTAGTCATTAAATTTAATTGAATTATACTAATATATAGTTACACTTTTCAGCATTTATTTACTGCTTTCAAATATATCCATCCCAACACTAAAGATCTCAGCCTCAGTTGTAGCATCACAAACTAACTTAACCTCTGCGTAATACCCTAGTATAGAACTAAGATTAGCCTTATTATCTTTGCTAAATAATATAAATTGAGTTGTACTATTTAAGTCACCATTAGCAGTGGTTTCGCACTTAACTATTGGTGACGCTGTTGTAGCGCCAGTTATTTCTCTTATCTCGCCTATCTCAACTATGTCGCCGTTGTTTACTTCAAACCCAGCTTCGGTTGTTGTGCTTACATAGTAAGCTACATCTCCGACCTGACAAGAGGTATTCAATGGAGCTGTAAATGTTAATGTTATTAATGCCATTATGGTGCCGCTGATATTGTGATCATGTCATCTATATTTATTTTTATATCTGCCGTGGTTGTTACCTCCCTAGCTTTTATATATCCGCTTATAACTATGTTTGTTCCAACTTTAGTAACCACCATACTAACGACGGACATCTCAGGATTATTAGCTCCACTAAACTCAATTTCAGCATCGTCCGTTACGCTTGAGTAAGTAGTATCCAGTTGTAGAGTAGTAGCATCCGTGATAGTATTTACTAACGACCCAGCCGTTATACCAGCGCCTGTAGCTTGCATGCCAACTAATATACCATTAGTTGAATCTAACACTAAAGTTTTAGCACTTCCAGTTTGATTTCCACTTACAATTCCAGTTACATCATCAAAACCCCATACAGACCTTACGTGGTCATTAGAGGCGTTAACACTTAAAGTATTATTATTAGGAGCCACCGAAAAAGAAAAAGGCACTATATCCGCTGTATTTTCTATAAACTTAATAGTAGTTGAATTTAGCGTTGAAGCTTGACTTAACACTATATAACTCTCATTAACATCTAATACAGTTGTGTTATAAGGTATTAGATTACCTATGGCTAGCATACCGGGTTTTATAACTGGATTATATTTAGTTAGATTAACGAATGTTGAAGATCCTCTTGTTGAGGCATACCCAGTAGTTGTTATAGCGCTTATCGTAGTAAAGTAATCACCCTTGTATCTCCCTCCTCTAGCAAAAGTTATAGCTGAAGGTAATGTACTGAAATTAGCTAACGTGTGCGAGTGTAGGTTTATGCTAGCTGTCTTTAATCCATATTGAACTATAACTAAATCACCAGATACCGTTGGCACTATACTATTTAGAGTAACGCTGTCCAAGCCAACAACAAGAATATCGTAAGATACATCCACTGTCGATGATGGAATATTAAGCACGTGCCATGAGCTACCTTTGGAATCTACAACTCCAATCTCCCCTATAGAGGCGGCTTGATAACTTCCGTTAAAATCATAGTACTCATTAGATGTCTTGTTTTGCGCATAAATAGTATAACTAGCTCCAGCTGTACCATAAACCTGTATTAACTGCTCACCGCCTAAGTAAGAAACACGTTTATTAACCGTTACACTAGTTATAGTGTTAGTGACAGAGACCTCGTTGGGCACTACGTTATAGCTTAAGTTTAACCTGTGACCTAGTGAACTAAAATTAACTGGGTCTGGGTAGTTAGAACCACTTTTAGGTGGGCTATATAATACGTTAACAGTAAATGCTGTTGTTAAACCACCTGATATAGTTTTATCAATCTTAACAACGTAGTTATCAATATATGTACCTAGGTTGGTTAAAGAAGCAGTGGGGTTGTCTGTATAATGGTAACTGGCACCACTGGTAAACGTAGCGCTAAAGATTTTTGAAAAAGCCTCATCTTGCGGGGTGGCTACTACGCTATGTAAAGCTGGCGTTGCAACATCACCTAATGTAGTAGTTGTGTAAGTAGAGTAGGTGGTGTCAATAGCTACAGTGTGTTGAGCTGTATTAACGAATGGCCAAGATGCTAATATAGCTGACTTGCTTTCAACAAAAATACTGATTGGATGTGCTGGGTTTTCATCAACATCAAATGTCAAGGTGTCTACCTCAGCTGCTGGGGTGAACCCATTTAAAGTAACTACCATAGAGACAGTATTGTCAATGTCACCTGGCGTACCAAGGTCTGCGAATACAATACTGTTAACTTCAGTATCGACATTACCGCCAGTCCAAGTGTTAAGCAGGGTAGGTGAACCAGTGCCTTGAGCTGCATTACCTATCATAAAGTTCTTCGCCTCTATGTAATATCCAGATATATCACCATTCTCATCTATAGGTTTTATTACCGCGGAGATAGTTTCCCCCGCCGTAACAGCTGTACCTACAGTTCCCGTTAAAACAGCACCTGTATAATCTATAGTCCAATTTGCCATTTTCTTAATTTTTAATCCCAACCACCTGCTGAGGAGTCAGATATATATATACTGGATGGGTTGCCTAAACCAGGGTCCTCTGTTACTATAGAAGCCTCACCTAGACCCTGTGTTGAGAATTCTTTAGTATCTAAGTTACTTAAAGTAGAAGCAACGCCTGTTGGATAACCAAACCACTTCCCCTCTTTGTTTTTAAATTCTATAATACCACTATCTTGCAAGTTTGTTTTTATACTATCTGTATACCAACCTAAAGAAGCATTTAGGTTAAAAAACTCACTATCGTTTACAGTCACAGATATCAAGCCGTCTAGACCATTTAGAGCGTAGTTGTTGTTAAAGAAATTTACAGTGGCTGTGTCAAACTCAGTTACTTTAGCTTGCGATCCCTCGTAATTTATAGAACCAAAGCTTTTAACACTACCAGATATATCATTAAATAGTAGCGTAATACTAGACGTGTATGGAGTGCCATAGAAGTTGTTGAATAAAGAATTAGAATGGTGTTTATACGTATACCCATTCTTAAAGGTGTAATAATCATTATCTATACTTACCCCCATCTCAGGTATAAATGATTTAAAACTAACCCAACCTTTAGATCTTTCACTATATGATATAGTGCTGTTCTTGATGACAGGTAGTTTCTCGCTAATAGTTATGTTATATTCGTTACTCTCATTATCGTAAGAACCTACAGCTTTATCAATAAAAGAGCTTTTAAATTTAGAAAAGTAATTCCTCATGCCTACATCTGAAATAGATCTAACACCCTCAACAGATAGAACTAACACTTGACCCCTGTCTATATCAGTAAAATAGGAATTATTAGGCGTTATAGCTAGCGATTCTGGATTCCTGGATATACCATAATCTCCACGATATGGGGTTACATCTCCAATAACCCTGTTACTCGCTATTAACTGAGGGTTTCCATCAGCGTTATATAAAGCGTCTTTGTTTGTCTCCGCTCTAAGAACTTTATCTTCACAGAACATAACTAGCCTTGTATCTCTATTCAACAAGGCTTGTATGCTACCATAGCTAGGGTTTAAATCTTTGGTTATACCCTCAGCTATTATAAACTGGTTAGTATCGTTTATACCTACATTTGAATTGTATATACCAGACCATATGAGACCGTGCTTCCTTCTCTCTTCTTTTAATTGCTTGTTTAAAACAGAGGAGGCTTTCACCCCGTTATCCATTTGGTTCTCATTGTAATCATCTCTTATTCTATCAGATTCGACGCCATTACCGAATGACCAGCAGTTGTTCCAAGGTAACTTATGAGTTTGCCTGTGAAGTAGCTCCGAATTACCAAGTGAAGCAATGGAGTCTCTTAGAATGAAAGCGGAAGCATTCTCACTATATGTACCAGCTATCATAGCGGTTAGTGAATGATTATCGCTCTTATCAAACTCTATAGTTGTAAAGTTATTTAGAGTAACATCGGCAGGTACGACAGGCGTGAAGGTTATTGTCTTATGATCCCATGATGTCACAGTGTGTGTTGAAGCAAGGCCAGTAGAGTTAACGAGCTTAAATGTAGATCCGATAGGTATATATCCCTCGTTAGTCTTGTTGTTTAATTTAAGAGGTATTAAACCACTAGCTTGGTAGTAAATATCTATATCTACACTTTCTTTAGGTTCCACCTCCCATACAGCTGGGTTGTTATTGTAGTTGGATATATTTCCATATATGTCTCCACTCTCCTCTGGAACCATTATGTCTATCTGGTCATTATTCGTACCATCGTGATGTAGAGCCGTTACACTGACATTGCTTTGAGGCACAGTACCTGTAACAGGATTATACCCACTAGGACCACTACCTATCTTAGGATAAACCTTTAACGTCCAACGCTGTCTCATATTAGCGCCTTCAAACTGATGTTTATCATCACTAGTCTTGTAGTTTCTTATACCAAAAGCTCCAGATTTGTAATTAGAACCGTTTTTCCAATGATAGGACATGTTATACCCAAAAAGAAAAGCACTTGAAAAGTCCTCTACTGTATAAATTGTCTTATCAGGATCTAGTCTAAAGCGGAATTTAGTACCTGGCTCCACTAGTGTCATTATGAAATTACCAGCCGATGTATATGACGCTTCAGACGAAAGATCTTGTAGCATATGTGGATAAGGTATTGAGCTCCAGTTTGCACCATCGTGTGCTACACCCATCCCTGCCCAGGATATATCCATATAGCTAGAGCTATCTTGGTTTGGAGCATTCCATATACCCCTACTAGGCATTCCACGCTGACTCTTCATATTACCTTGAACCTGCTGGTAACCACCAAATGCAGGGGCACCTTCTTTTCTACCCCAAGCATGTGCACCACTGCTCCATATTTCCGTTGTATTATCTCCGATATAGTGATTACCGGGTTTATTATTCTGTTCACCAGCCCAAGAGTAAGCAGTACAAGCGTCTATAAAAAACATTTTAGCACTTGCTACATCCTCCCAGAAGTTTTCGCTATCACCACTAGAACCATTAACAGCTCTAACTGGGTGGTTGTTAATGTCGTTAACATTAACTCCTGTTGTACCGCTGTCCCAATAATACTGATAATGATGACTATATACAGTGGGGTGGTATTTACGCTCCCCTGACGAGGAGCCAGTCTGCATGTCCCAAAGACTTGCCTGAGCTTGAGTAACTTCTTTAGCATTATAAGGGACACTAGGGTGGAAGTTAGGGGGATTGATATTGTATCCGTTGTTGTTTATATACTTACAGTTCCATGACGCGTCTACTATGTAGTTAGCCTCTGGTTGAGTATAAGACAATACATAAGAGGTTAGATTCGCATCTTTAAATATCTTAGCAAAAAATCTACCATCAAATTCTGGTTTATTCTCAGTATCGTACTGGGACATCTGCATACGTAAGTTATCTATCCTTCCGCTCCACATTCCATTTGTAGTAGCAAAAGATACATCAGAACCGAAAACACCCTCAATTTTGACTATGTAATAATCAGCACTAGACTTTGATATCTGATCAACCTTATATTCTACAGTTCTATTATCTCCATCACTAAAACTAACGGTTAAAGTGTCTGGTACACGTGTCATAAAATCGCTACCAAAAGCACCATCAAAGACTGACTCAACTACAATCACATAATCAAATCCCTCATATAAGTACCCACCGTTGCTATTCCCAAAATTCTCATTGTTATTACTATCTGTATTATAACATGTACCAGCTACTTTCCTCTTTGTTTTTATGAAATCCGGAGCCTCCTCTTCTATCGCTAGTATCTTATATTTAGTTTTACCGCCAGCGAAATCATCTGTTCCGTGAGTCTTTTTCAAGTATATAAATGACTCTAGATCTAGCTTATTTCTTTCAGAGGACGGGAATGACAACCATATATTACCATCAGACGCGTTATACCACCTGTCCATAGGCAGGTTATTATATTCAGTTGACGCTTCTTTTATGTAGTAAGAGAAGTATTTAGCCCAATCTGGTATTATAGTACCGAAGCCCATGTTCACTTTCAACCTGTTACTGGTGTAGGAGGCTTCTATAGGGACATTTATAGCCGCACCTTCATTTGTTAATACCGGTGTTTCTCTACCGTATTCATCACTAAAAACTACACCAACCTGATAATCACGGAGTGTTTTAACGGAAGGTGAGGATGGTTGCGTATCGGATACAGTTGCTAACTGATCTAAACTAACATTTATTATTGGGTCCTTGTTTACAGTATAGTTGTGTAAGTAGTTACCATATATAAGTCTATTAGCACTAACCTCCTGTCCAAGAGCTTTCCTAGGCACATTGTCCCACGGGCGCAGCAGTTGATTAGACGGTACAACCATGTGAATCATGTCTGTCTTAACCTCAAACTCCCCTCTAGAATCAACATCAGCACTCAAGCTAGGCCATATAGGGTGACCATCAACTGGTTTGACTGTTTTAACTGAGTAAACAGTTGGATTATTAGTCTCTTTGTACAGAATATCTATTGACACCACATCTTCGGGTGTATTGAAAGGATGGTACCCTTTTAGTTTTAAACCACGTAACTGGTTCACCATACCTAGATTGTAACCTTTTTTAGGCAAGTATTCAAACGTGTCTGAAAGAAAGGCAACCTTAGACCATGGGGCAAAAGTGGAGTACTCACCATCTTCATATTTATACCTATAAGAGAACCTAGGAAACCTAGACCTAAACATGGGCTCAGCATCTTCTAGCGTTAAATCCCAATCTGTTGATTCACCTGGAAGATCAGGTACTATGGATATAACTTTGAAATCAAACCCAGTGGTAGCCATAGAGTTTGAGTTAGTTACACTTGACTCTGTAACCTCTGTTCTAACACTGTTGCCACTGCTATTAGAGCTGGTGTTAACCAACAAGGCTCTGAATAGAACTATATCACCTATTCTGAAATCTACATTACTAGAAACTGTTACATTACTTATAGTTGATCCCGCGGGAAATAAAGTGTTATTTATTATTACATTCGGGGCAACTGTTGATACCGGGTTTATAGCCCCATCACTAGCGATTCTAGATAAAGAAGTCCTAGACATATCTAATTGCAACGGTTGAGTTGGTGCTTTCCTTATAACAGTTATATGAGCTTCTTCGACGTCAACCACTTTATTCTTAGCCGTGTTAGTCACAACCTCAAATGAGTTATCAGTAGTAGCACCTGTTAACACACTCTTTGTTAATCTTGTGTGGAAGTAACCAGTGTCACCTGAAAAAGAGTTAGAAGTGTTAGATGTGTTTAAACTGATATATCCAAACCCAGCATGTGCGGCATTTGAAGTCGCTAACCCTGTATGTAAATACTCTGTGCCACCTGTACCAGCTATTGATCTAGTTATGTTAATTCTCTTAGGTTCAGTACTATTATCTGTCCAAAAAAGTGAGTCACCTAGTATATTAATACCGGTTATTAAACCTGTTCGTGGAAAATTTAGAACTTTATTCGCTATGAATATACCTATGTCACTAGCAGTAACAGAAACGGATTCACTTAAGTATATAGCCCACCTGCTATTACCGGTATCATATATTATATTAGTAACGGTTATATCATTATCAAGAGAGTACAAGCCACTTGTGAAGCTCATGCCTATTCTAACACCTGTTTTATTAATATTAGGAGATGCTGAGTCTGATATGTAAACAATATTGTTGCTAACCGTAGTGAGCGACACAAAACTAACGCTATGTATATCTATAAATACATACTTAGATCTATTTGTTTTTGTATCAAACTCAAATATATAATCCTTACTTATACCACCTGCGATACGCGATGATATTAAGCTATATATCTTGCTAGTACTGTCGTTGATTAATGCACCTACGCACACGGCGTTGCTTAGGACTATAGTATCACCGGTAGCCGTTGTATCCTTTTTTGTGTTACCTGGGATGTTTTGAGCTGAACCTACATTTGAACCATCTGAAGTAGCTATCTGTATATTAAGAGCATCTCTATATTGACCATCTAGAACTATACGTTCATCCATGTCCTTATTCATCTTACCCCCTGCAAAAGTGTGCTTGATCTCTGGCATGCTCTAGTGCTTTATTATTTTAGATTGCCCTCTAAGTATCTGTGTTAACTCCTCAATCTTTATATTTGATAGGCGTAGTTTAGCTTTTCTAGTCTCAGCAAATCGTTCTTTCTTAATCTGAGCCAGTAGACCTGTTGGGGAATCTTTCCTTGCTAGTAGTATACCATATAATATATGTTTATACATAGCTTCCTCCGCCATCTTAGGTACGTGAGAACCACCTGGGTTTAAAGTGAAAGTACCAGCTGTGTTAGTAGTGGCTATTCCATCACTTATATACCTTAGTATTACAGTTTTACCACTAATATTAGAGCTAAAATGAAATTTACCAGCATCTTCATCTATAAAAAACGACCCATTAATCTGAGCGTGCTGTGGATCTATACCGAATCTAGCTCCTAGTGAGTTACCATACTCGCTGTCCACATCGTCCGCGTTAATCGATCCTATATTAGTATCTTCGTTTGCTTTATACTTAGTCCACGTGTCAGAATCTTCATCCGAGGTTATATCCGTATTAGTAGCTGAAGTTGTAAAACCTCCCCAGGTTTCCATTGATTCGATTATATCCTTGGGATTAGATGTTTTTGACGTTGGGTATATAATCCTCTCAATACCATTACCATCGCTCCACGTTAGTTTAACATAGTTAACATAATCCAGTGGCATCACTAATACTAGAGTTGAAGGTATTGTCACCTCCCAGTCTCTGACGGATCTCAAAGTATCATAACTAAGTTCTTGAAGAGCTCTAACTGCATGGAATGTTACATCTTGTTTTAGTACTTTTTCGCATATCTTCCCTTCACCTACATATGTAGCCATAAAAGAGTCTATAATGTCTGTAAGTGATAACAGTCGGTAGTTACCATGTGCACCACCTGTGCCGTAATAAGCCTGTTCCTCTGTTGTTAAAATACCCATTTATTTATAAGTTTTGCGATTGTTTTTCAATAGCCACTTTTCCAGATGCTACCTGTACGAGCCCAATTTTATTCATAACGACACCTGCTAGCTCTAGTATTGACATTACCAAGGTATTCTCTTCTGAATCATGTAGAGTAAAATCCGTGGTTGCGTTAGAATTGTATAGAGCTTTTGTGTTTACAACTACATACGCCCACTCTACAGCGGCTGGCTTACTCACTACATCACAAGTTATACTTGTTGTTACTGTTGCTCCTGAGCTGTAAACAGCTATATCCTCACCGGTCTCAATTGAATCAATATAAACTGGTTCACTAATAGTATGTCTAACAGATCCTAAAAACCGTTGTAATTCGTTTACGTTTATTTTTTTACAAACAAACCCACCGTAGTATACATTACCTATTTGGTAATGAGCAGGGAAGGTTGTTCCAGTTGTTACAGCAGCTACAGTGGTAAATGGAGCTAATTTTCTACTAAGCAACTCGTCTATATTAGACTCAGAGGTATCATCTCTATCAGCCTCAATTCTCTCTCTATTATTTTTAGTGTAAAAGTAAGACTCAAATATTGACATCTGAGCCTGGTTGGCTAACAAGTTAAACTCTTGTGGTGTTATATACCCCCTCTGTTCTTTATTAGCTATTGCTAATACTCGTTGATATACTGTGTCTATACTTATTGCCATAATTCTTTTTATGTTTCATAGCATGAAAGACCCCCTATATTGGGGGCCTTTCTACCTATGGATAACTATTATTGTAATCGTTTTTCTATATTGGAGTACATCTCCATTCCCTCATCAGTCTTAAACCAATTTGCTAAAGCTGAATATGGGTGCTCATCAAAAGGAACAGTCATTAACTTCCTGTCATTAGAACCCCAATTGAAAGTTCTTTGATCAGGTGATAATTTTATAATCCCCATTTCCGTAGCTCTAATACCAAAGTTCCTAAGCATAACGTTATCATCATTAACAAGATCTAAGAACAACCTAGGGTTTCTCTTAGCATATAGTAACAAATCACGCTTAAGCTCCTTAGAACTCATCTCTGATACCTTAGATCCGATCTCAACTCTCATAACAGCTTCTGCCATGTCTATGTCTAAAGACTGAGCAGCATTGAGAGCCTCTATTTCTAACTCTATCACCTCAATCTGAGATGCGGCTGCTTGTGCTGGTTTAAGCTCTTCATAAATAATACCATTATGTGGGTGGTAAAGAGACAATAACTTCTGGAGTGTAACCTTATTCTTAGGAACACTAAGAACTCCATTTCTAAAAACGATATGAGATAACCTGTGTTCTCCCTTCATTTCATCTACAAATGGCGTTCTCTGGTTATCAGTGAACTTCAGTTCTCTTTCATAACCTTTCTCTTCATCAAAGTAGAATATACCTGATGAGCGAAGTGATTTACTCAATGGAGACCTACCTTTTGTCAAGGTATATACCCTATCTTTAACTTCCCATTTAGTCGTTGGTAATGTTTCAACCACCTTAATCTTAACGGGTTCCTCGTAGTGTTGAACTGGAGTCTCCTCTAGCACAACCGTTTCGTGTGTAATATCTACCTCCGTATTCTTAACGGGGGTAACTTTTTTTGTTTGCTTTTTAGCCATAATATAATATAATAAAAAATTAATATAAAACTACCCCACCCGAAGGCAGGGTAGTTTCACCAAATATTCCTCTTAGTTCAACAACATGAAGTTGTTAGCACCTTGTACCACTAAGCAACGCTCAGATAAGTAGTGTACCTCCATTGCATCTAAATCAGATGTAGTAGCACCAACTGAACCAGTTGTCCATGTCTTAAGTTTACGATTATCAGTAGCAGAAGCTCTGTAACGTACGTGTAAGAATGGACGCTTAAGGTTCTTACCTAGAGCTTGGTCATACACAGTAGATACTCCAGCTGGAATCATAACGCCTCGAATAGCGTTAACAGTGTCTTTACCGTTAATCAATCCTCGTGTAGATAAGTCATTCAAGTACTTCCAATCAGACTTGTAGAAATCATAAGATCCACGACGGAATCCAGAGAATCCTAAGTTAAGAGCCATATCCTCGCTGTTGTCAAATACTCCGTAAGAAGTACCTCCAGCACCGTAAGAATTCATAGAAGCAAGCATATCATCCATAGCTAGAGCTGTTGCTCTATTTACAAACATCATGTTCTCTTCAATAGCTCCATTCTTATCAAACTCAGCTAAGATTGCATCAAATTCAGCTAAGTCAGTAGCAGCATTAATTCCTGTTACACCTGTAGCCTCATTACCTCTTGCGTTGATAGCAGCGAATAAACCCTCTGTACCAGCTAAGTCTTGACCAATCGCACCAGTTTGAAGTGGTGTAGTTGCGTTTGTAGCTTTCTCAGACTCAATCATAGCCATCTCTAAGTAATCAGTAAAACGAGCACGAGTATCGCCCTCAGCTTTTAGATACCATAAGTAACCATTTTGACCTTCTTCTCCAGCAACTTCAACCCAACCAATAGCAGACGCGTCAGATCCTGAGATCTCATACTTATCTTTAATGATAATAGGGTTGTTGTTGTAAGTCTTGAAAGATGGTGAATTAACCGCATCTCGTCCGACAGAACCTTTAACGTACTCAGATCCAAATACTAGTACTTGAACCTCACCAGCTAGACCTGCACCTGCTAAATTAGCAAACTGATAAGGCTTAACTGTTATAGTGAGTGTGTCAGTGCTTACACTCACGACAAAGCATTTAGCTGTTGAGTTAGCGTCAGCTACGATAATCATATCGCCAGCTCGAACGCCGCATGATGTAACTGCTACACCATCTGCATCTTTATCTAACACTATTGTCTCACTTGATATGTCACCTTGGTAAGATAGGTGTAAACGACCTTGCTCAGACCAAATAACTTGGTCAGATTGCATTGCCTCTTCAGCTCCTACTTGTGAAAGGAATCCTGAGATACTTCTGTTTCCAAAAATCTCAGACTCTTTCTCCATAAGCTCTGGTAAATATTGTTGTGCCCAGCCGTTGCCATCGGCAGTGAAGTCGATGTAAGCGCTTGCTAGGGTTTGTTTGGATGCTGCCGCTGCGGGCGCACCATTGCTTGTTATAGCCATTCTTTCTTAATTTTTAATTTTTATTCTTAATTTTAAACTTAAAAGAAGCTGAATCGTCACCTAGCACTTTAAACTTCATACCACCAGTCTGTGCTTCCCCGTGAGAGGATCTAGCCGTTGTGTTGATATTCTTAGCTTTGGCCACGCTGTCTTTCAGTGCGTCTGCCTTGCCTTGTTCGTAAAAGTGATTAGCAACTGCGTCTGCATTCATAGCTGTGTACAAACTCTTGTGATACCCCTTAGCGTCGTTCATTGTATTATCTTCGTTTAAAAACTTTTTAACGAAATTATTAATGTCGCTCTGGTTCTCTTTAACTTGGTTTGTGTCCTTAACATTAAATCTAAAGTTCTTCTCCCCGACACTATATTCAAAACCTTTGAAATTGTCATTGAAAACCTGCTCGGTCTTCTTGTCGAACCTAGACTTCTGCTGTTGAGCTACTTTCTGCGTTTGCTCTGCTTCTTTATTATACCTACTAAAGAAATCAATTGCCTTCTGCTGCTCACTAGTGAGTTTGCTACCAGCTTTGATATCTTCGTAATACTTAGACTTTTGCCCGTCTAAATAGGTCTTAGCCTCGGCAACTTGCTCTTTGAGGGCTAATTTTTTTCTCTTTATATCTATTTCATCATCTAACTCCTCGTCGAAAGAAAATTTATCTTCCATAAGGAAGTTTATTTCCTCTGAGTTTAGATGAGGTTTAGTTCTTTTGTAGTATTCAAGCATAGCGTCTTGATCATCCAGATCTTTGATGTCTCTATTTAGATTAACATAATCCGCTAGATCTCCACCTGTGTCGTCCATGAAATCTAATAATTTCTTAACGTTTTCAGGCAGTGGTTTACCTGACTCTTCACTTTGTTCTATAGCCTCAACAACCTCATCTTCGGTGATAACCTCTTCATCGGTTATCTCTTCAAGCGTGGGTGTTTCGTCATTAGTGTCCTCTTCTTGTGCAACTTCTTCAATTGACTCTTCGAGATCAGTTTGATTTTCATCTACTATTGGTTTACTTAGGTCTAACTTAATGACATCTGGGTCATCTTTACTTTCAAATTTACTTAAATCTAATTCAGGTTCTTGCTCCTCAGCAACCTCCTCTGTAGGAGGGATTTCTTGGGTAACCTCTTCGGTAACCTCTTCATTTTTCACTTCTTCCATAATACAATATTATATAATTAATTATCTACCTACTGAGGGGTCAAAATGGTCTAAACCAAGTCCACCACCTACTATATCATTACCTGAAGATTCAAACTTTTTACTAGTTTGCTTCATATTTTCTCTCTTGTCTTTACCAGACTCCTTCATTTGTTCTAAACCCTTCATGTCTTCACGCTCTGCATCACGCGTAGACTGGTTGAGATCAAACTCAAACTGCATTAATTCTTTCTTTAACTTACCCTCCTCTTGAAGGTGCGTTAACTTACCTTGGGATTTAGCTTGTTCCAGTTGTAGATCCGCTTGTGCTTTCGATTGGTTCTTCTGCATCTCAGATTCAGCTGATGCTTGTTGAGCTTGTATATTAGCCTGTGACTGAGCTTGAATATTTTCTTGCTGGAGCTTTTGATCACGCTCCTGCTTCTTCTTGCGTTTTATTTTGAGCAATTGGTTAGCAAGTTTTAAGTTCCTAACTTCTCTTATATCTATAGCGTCATCTAGATCAATCAACTGCTGAGCTATAGCTGTTTGAATATTATTCTCTAGTAACTGCTTTTCTTCTTCATCTGGTTCTAGTTCTAAGAATATACCGAAGTCATATAAATGTAGCTCAGACATTTCTTTCAATGTAGCTACGTTGTGTGCACCTATAGCTTGAACAAATGCATCAGCAGTAGGCGAATACTCTAATATGTCAGATATCCTAAGAGATAAAGCATCAGCAACCTCAGATGTTAGGAACATCGATGATAGTAATATATGTCTAGTAGCTACATTAGAGTTAGCTGCCGCTAACTTCTGAACCCCAACTAGAGAATTAGGATCTGGCGAACTACCGTCTCTAGCCTCATTTAATCCGGTTACATCACGGATCATTTGTAAGTAATAATTATATGTACTGATTAAACTGCCTATCTTGTTTTGACCAGCTCCATTAGATATCTGTTGAATAGGTATCTTACCGGGGTTATTATCCCCATCACCTGTTAGTGATCTACCAATAACTGAACCTGTTTGGAAGAACATATTCAAAGCTTCCTGTGGGTTGTAGCTAGTACCGTTGCCTAAATCTACTTCAGCAAGTCCATCTGCGTCAAGGTACACTCCATCGGGTACCATGCGAGACATAACTTGCTGTAATTTAAGGTGCGTTAATTGGATGGTATCGGCAAATCCAGTTATCCTACTAACTAAAGACTCTATTCGGCCTTCATACATTCTTGGTGCTACTATAGAGTAGTTCATTTTAACTTTGTTAAAATCACTCTTACTACGCATCATATTCTCAGCCTTCTCCCATTTCAACAACTTGTCTGACCCGACAATCATAGCCCCTTCAAATATGCACTCAACAGATCTTTGTAACCTAGAATATCCACCCTCCTTATCCTTAGGTGGATTAAATGTGTCTGGCTTCTCTATGGCCTTGTACCCACCACTACCTGTTTCCTTTATCTTGTAGACATCATTAGTATGCGTTCTAAAGTTAAAGTATAAAACTTGAACCTTATTTTTATCAGCATATTGAGTGTGTCTACCAATATGTCTCTTACTGTTGTTAGAGTAAATATCCTCTAAATCAGTCTCAGTCAAGTTGTCGAACTCTCTAGCTAGTTCATTTATTGGGATGGTTTTTACTTCTCCCACATAATATATATCGTCAAAGTAAGGAGAATCTGTGTGAGAGTAAACGATGTTAGCAGGATCTACGTATTCCACTGTTACTCCATCACTCCAGTTGAAGTTTGTTTTAACACAACCTATACCAAGCACTGTTAAATCATACAACAACCTGCGTCTAGTTAAGTCATACTTGTTACCATCTAGTAACACATTTATAGCTTGCTCTTCTGCAATCTCCACGCCTTGCTTATAGCTAAGCTGCATATGGAGATCTAACTCTTCTTGAGTATCAGGTAGATCTTCCTTCTTATTTTCATAAAGATCTATATTAAACATTTGAGCTGCTTGGTCATTGTATACCTTAGCTTCCATGTCTCTTATCATAGACTCCATATATTCCGTTCTCTTACTAACACCAAATTGGTCCTGGGAGTAAGCTCTTACGCTAAACATCCTTTCAGACATACCATTGACAACAATATCTACGAACTTAGGTATAATAGGTACTGGCTTCCAGTCTAAATTAAGATAAGATAAATCGCCATTTATAGACAATTCATCTTTATATTTCTGTACAGGTTGCTCTCCTCTAGCGTATAACCTTAGGTTGTGAAACCTCTGCTGGGTGGTGCCGTACCTGTCTGAGCTTTTAAACCACTCCTGTTCGATAGCTCTAGCTACTTTAAGCCCATATTCTGGACTCATTTTCTCTAGATCCGGTACCGCTTGAGAAGGGAAATTTACATATACTGACTCAGCCATGCTTATTTAATTATTTGGGAGTTGAATCCCTTATTGTTGTATTTTGATATATTTAAGTCCAAAGGTTGTATTTCTACCTTGGCATTAGGTGTATATAAGTGTCTATTACAAGCCATGATGGCTAAGCCCGAGCTTATTGAGGCGTCGTGCTTGGTTCTCTTGTTTATATCAAATCTAGCCCAATCATTAAGTAGCTCGTTAAAGTATACGGTTCCATAGTTACCTTCTCCAAGGTGACCTACATGTTGTTGTATATACATTTCAATAGCCGCTGCGTGAGCTTGTTTTATATCTTCACTTGAGTTTGGTATACCGCCTACTTCTTTTTCAGCAACTGATAGTTTTCTCCATATCTTATCTGGTCTATTCATACTGTAACCTCTATAGCCTCTTCGGCGGAGGTAGTATAGTAGTCTAGGTTTATTATTCTCTGCTAGTATAGGCATTCCATAAAATACTAATGCCATCAATACGTCTTCAAAGAAGATTTCTGCGGTCTGTGGTCTAGCTATATATTCTAAGAAGAATGTACTCGAAGGTGCATCTTCCATAGAGAACTTTGTTAATCCATGAAGTGCCCCTTTCGACCCTTTACCATCAACAGTACCGCTAATATCGTAACTATCACACCCAAACGCGCCAATATGATCATTCCCTGGTGACTTAACTCCATTCTTTATTACTTGCTTATTTTGCAGGTGAGATGGTGGAACCCAACTTACCTTAAATCTACCTCCTGGATCTGGGTGGAAAACCACTTGCGTATCCTTAACACCATTCACCCAACCAAAGCTACCAGTTGTAGTATGAGCGGAATGTCTACTGCCTTCGTTGTAATCTATCTGTTCATAGATTTTCATAAGGTTAAAAAGACTACTCTTACTTTCATCTCTAAAAGCGTGCTCCTCCGTCCTTGGGAATTGTCGGTAGAACTCATTTAAAGCATCTTGATCTTCTTTAAGTCCATCAGCCTCATTCTCCCAACTGTCTATAACTCCAATATCTATTAATTCACCGTCTGGTCCAAATCGCTCATCATTACCTGGATTATTAAACACTGGAAATCCGTGCTCATCAATAAATCCTTCATAGTTCCATTCCATTGGGACAAAGAGAGAATATAACCCAGACTTTGTTTGTCCATTACGGTTTCGCTTGGATACATTTGAGTCATTGAACAGTTTTTTAAAATTAGAACCTCCTTTATCTAGTGCGTTTGAAGTAGATCCCATAAGGCATTTCCCTACGATTCTACTACCAAGTCTTAAGCAAGTCTTTGTTACTCGCCAGTTATTTAATATGTTATCTGGTCTCTCCCACTTACCACTCTCGTCATGAACTAATAGACTTAACTTTTCACCATCGTAACTATTATCACCAGTATTCTTCCAATCTATAGTAGTGTCAAGACCAACTATTTCCTCCAACTTCTCATTACTCTGTATCTTCTTACGAGTAAACTTGGTAGATGGAACTCTATAAGCAAGTTCTGATTTAGGTCTATCCATACCATCTTGTACGGGTTTAAAGAAAAAAGGGTAGTTTATAGATATAGGCACAACCTTATCTGTAAACATCTTCTTAGCATCAGCACCTGACTTAGATAGTATACCATATCTACTATCACTCGATATAGTGGCTAAGTTAACTGTTTCAGCTGAACTCATAAAAGAAAAACCTGAACGACGATTCTTAAGGTAGCACATGCCGTAACATCTCTTATCTACTTTACATGCTTCCCAAAAGATAAAAAACAATCGATTAGCTTCTCTGAAGTCTGGTGCCCCGACATCAATCTTACTCCATTGTAAGTACATGTAGTGGCTACCGGTTATATAAGTAGGTTTACCTTTATTAGTAAACCAAAACCCTTCTTCTCTACGTCTAAACTCTTCATCTATATATGCATGCCACTTATCCTTTTGTTCATCTGGATAACCCCTCCAGTCAAATATAGTTTTTATGCGGCTAAGTTCTTTAGGCTGATCCACCTTCTTCCATTTATTACTCTCGTGTTTAAAAACGCTAGTAGGCTTTGGTAAGGCGATCTTAAACCCTTGTATGTCGTATATATCACCTATAACTCCAGTCTTAGACAATACCACTATGTCGTGATCTTTATCGTAACCATATTTCCACTTCTTACCTCTATTTAGTCTGGTGAGGGTGGTTTTTTTTATAGGCTCTATTATTTTAAATAATGTTTGTTCGTACATTATTTAGATCTTCTTTCAGCAAAACCCTTAAAAACAGTGCCTCCTTTATCTTCAGGCTCTCGCCCTTCTAAGAGATTCTCCTCTTCTTGGATTCTAGTCAATATCTCAAAAGCGTCGAAAATAGCAAGCTTCTTCGTGGCGGCGGCATTCTTAAGTCTATCAGCAGTGATGTCATCACCAGAATCTACAATAGCTTCCTTAGCTACTTTGATTAGTTCTTCAACTGCCTTGTGCCCAGCTTGGATTATATTCCTCTTCGTCTCCTTGATATTCATATTTAATTGTAATAAAATTAGATAAAATTCGATACATCCTTCGACCGTCTATAACAAACTCAAACTCACTGCTAGGCCTAAACCCAACTATATCCCCTTTGGAAACAGTTCCGTCAGAGTATTTAACAACACCTACATGTGGCCTCTCTGTTTCGCTACTTAACTGGCTATTGTCCTTTATAGGTTGTACAAAACAATATCCCTTAGGGCAAATCCAATCACCATTTCTTTTATATAAAAAGATCTGATCTTGAGATACTAAGTACTTGCCTTCCTCTAAAAAGGAGCTACTGTTCCTTTCTCTACCCTTTACATCGTGCCAACGTCTAAACACATTGTGATGTACTATAACTATATCTCCACGCTTTATATATAATGGTGCACCTGCTTGAGGCACAGCCAACACTAAAGCTTCTCTATTAACATGCTGATGATTAAAAACCTCTGTGTTTAGTATTAACTCTTTATCCCCAACCTGCTTAATGTTGTTGTACCTTTCTCCTAGTGGTTCAACAATATAGTTGTAAACCGAGTGCATTAGTACTCCAGGTTATACTCAACGGATATAGCCATATTCTTATTGAAATCCTTCCAAGGTATAACCGCTTTCCCTTTCTTGATATATATAGAGTACTTTGTTTCCTCTTCTAATATATCACAGATAGTATGACCTCCATACACTTCCTGCCCTACGGCATAGTGCATGGAGTCATTCTTGTAGTCTTTACCTATCGTGATCTTACGAATCAGATGGCTCATCTCCGTATTTAATAGACCCGTCCTGGATGTTTATATTCACCTCGCCATACTCTTCGCGGATTTCCTCTTGAACTTCGTTAAGCTGATCGTTGCCCTGAGCTAGCGTATGTAGTAAACTATGCTTCTGCGCCTCTATCTTACCGATGTCCGCGTGAAGTTTGTTTACAGTACTAACAATGTTCTGTACTCTCTCTAATTGATCCTTAGAGATAGCCTCTGGCTTTAGGTCTACGACCTTGTTTTTATTCTTACTCATAATTATATTGTATTAAATTAAATTGTTTGTTTTTTTTATATTAAAATTCAACCTCTAGTTCCACTATAAACTTGTACACCTTAGTTGGATAGTCCTCATGAATAGAGAACCTATAACTCCAATAACCAGAGCTAGCGATATTACTGCCTAGCATAACTGGGGTTTCCAGGTAGTTTGTACCAACCACCATTCCCGGGTGGCCGAACAGCCCCGTCGTAGAATTCATTTGCACACTTTCCAATACGTAAGTACCTACATAACCGACATCACCAGATGAAGTATCAGGAAGACCAGTGGTCAAAGCAGCTCCATTATCGTTTATTCCTCCCGTTGTACCGCTGTTTCTGTTGCCAAGGGCCGCGATACCTGCCTCTTTCACATAACATTGTTGTAGTATGATTGATATATCCTCATCGCCAGCCGTGGTTACATCCGCGGCTACGATATTTGATTTCACTTTTAGACTGGAAATTTGACCATTTGTTAGTAGTGTGTTCCATGTACCATTCAAAGTCGGTGTTGTAGATCCTCCTGCGATAGCTATACCTGGTGCTGAGGTAGCGTTAGCCTCTCCCCCGCCAGTGTTATAAGCTACTGATGCCACTCCGTTTGTGTGGGAAATAGAGATTTCCTGACTAATTATAGTAGAGGTAGCGGCAGCCGAACCCGCAGAACCTATGCTTAGACCTATCATTATGTAGTTGGCGCGAAATGCATTATCACTTTCCCTTGACCTAACTCAAGACCTGTCCATCTACCAAAAAGAGACATACCCTTACCAAAAACAGCTGTTGTTGGTATTGCGTCAGCGTTAGTTCCGTTAGCACCTACGACGGCAGTTGTACCAATGTGAGCTACAGAACCCACAGAGCCAGCCGCATCCACGTACCCAGATGTGTCTGGTGTTAATACATCGAACGTTGTCGAGGCTAAGCATTGTATTGCTATAATAACAGACCCTGTTGGAGGTGTAAATGCAGCTCCATCCGCTAAGTAAGCACCACCCATTTGACCAAAGCCATATGATACTACCATGTTGTTTAAACCCATAATTCTTTATTTTAAATTGTTAATTGTTATTTTTTTACTTTCTCTAATGACCTACCGCCAAAGTATGCACCTATTACGGTTATTAATACTAATTGTAATAAATCAACCCAGGAGGCTTTGACGTCGAAGTCTATTGTACCGGCATCTATAAATATAAGAAGCATGGTGCAAACTATTAGGAATACCAACACCGATGGTCTAACGTTCTTAGAAAGCCACGAATCTGACTTTGCATCTGCCTCCCATCGAGCTGTTATATTGCTCTCCATCTCTATTTCGTACTTAGAGATTAATTCTTTTATCTTTAGCTCTGCTTCTAGCTTCTCGTCCTTAGATGTTATCAAGTTGTCTAAAACTCCTCCTACACCTTTGACTAGCTCAGTTGCTCCACTGGAAAATAGTTTACCTAGTATATTCATTTTTCTGCTTTTATAGCTGATTGCTCCCAAGGGAAAGAACTGTCTCCCTCATCCTTCCACTTACCATTGTATTTTATCTTCCCGTCCTTCCTAGCATATGTACTGCCATTCCATCTAACCCAGTCATCTCCAAAAGCGGCTTTACCACTATCCATATCTTTCACATGTTGACCTTCGTGCGATAGCACTCTTTTCTCCTGAGCACTACCTTCTTCAACCTTGTTATCTATAATAACCTTCCCTGGATGAGCTTCACCTAAGACACCATCATCTAGTTTAGCTCTCTCGATCTTGAAGCCGTGCTTTTTATTGATATCACCTCCCCGAGCAATACCTGGTAAAGGTTTATTTCCAAGTTTAAACGCCATTATCTATCTTTATCTCGTATCATATCATCTATGGACTTATTATAGACCTTGTCTGTATATGACTTGTTACTAAAAAATACACTCCTCTCTGAGGTTGGTAAGTCCTCTTCTCCTAGTAGTATCCTATATATTCTCGTTACCAACTGGGAACACTTAAAGGACGTCTTAAATATAGAGTACTTTATACTGGTACGATTTCTGTTTCTCCAGATCTCTATCCATCCAGCTGATCGTAGTTTCTCCCACCTTCTCTTATCCCAAGAGTATGTGTAAGCACCATCGATAAATTCGTTTCGGGTAAATCTACCCTTATGATCTAGGTATATCAATAACTCTAGATCGGCATCTGTTAACCCGTAAGTCTTACAGGCCCACTTTCTTG